GTGTCGCGCAGGTTCTTGGCGAAGTCTTTACCGGACTCGAAGCCGCGCATCAGTGCATCGGTCAACGTGTTGTTGATCTGCTCAGATGCCCGCTCCCAATCTTCCTGCGCCTTCTTCGCGGCTTCGGCATTGGCCTTTTCCATTTCGAGCGCGGCTTCTTTGGCTGCGCCGCCCTTCTTCGCAATGCCCAGCTCACGGTACGCTGCGGCCTGCTTTTTGAGGGCATCGTAGGTCTGCTGGTCAAGGTTGCGGTCCATCGCCTTGATGGCCTGCAGCTCCAAGTCCGTCGCCAGCATTTCCAGCTTCGCCGCGTCGAGGTCCGCAATGGCCTGTTTGCTCAAGCCCATGCGCTCGGTGGCCTCGATCTGCGCAGCAATGTCGGCCTGGATTTTGTCGAGGCCGGTGGCGAGCGACGCGATGTACTTTTCGCGGGATGCGGCGGCGTCTAGGTTGGCTTTGGCGAGGGTTTTGGCGGCCTCTGCAGATTGCTCGCTGGCGATCTTGTTCTCAAACAGCGCTGCGACAGTGGCGCGCTGGTCGTTGGTGAACTTCGCCCACGCTGGGCTTGCAGCCAGCGCCAGAAACTCGGTCTGCGCCTTGTTGTAGCCCATCTGCGCAGCTTCGGCTTCGGCTGCGGCGCGGGGCAGTTCATCGGACAGCTTCTTGATGAGCTTGTCGTATTCGGAGATGGTTTCTTTGACGGCTTTGGCGGCGCCAGACGACGCGCTACCAGCCGCCCGTGGCGTACTGCCGCCCAAATCTACGCGGCGCGGGTCAGTCGCTGCCGATGCGTTGCGCGTTGACCAGCGGGCGTATTCTTCCTGCGCCTTGCGGGCGTTCAAGATGCGCTCGGTGGTGGCGTCGATTTCCCTGCGGGCAGCTTCGGCATCGGCGACCATCTGTTCACGGATGGCGCGCACCCCGGCGAAGTTGAACTGCGCAGCCTGGGCAACTTGCGCGGCCAGCCCGCCGATCTCTGTGCCGATACCAACCAGGACGAATTTCAGGTTCGCGCCCAGCACAGCAACGGTTTCAAACACCGTTGCAATGCCGTTTTGAATTGTGGACAGTGCCCCGGTATCGCGGCTGGCGTCCTGTGCTGCGCCGCCCATCGCACGCAGAATGGTCGTGGCGTCTTCCAGCGCCCCATTGGCAAGTGTCACGCTGTCAAAGATGAGCGAGCCGACATTGTTGGTGCTGACGGTACGGAACAGTTCGTCCCATGTATCGCCCAGCGCGGCAATGGTGCCGTCTAGCGTTTTCGCCCGCTCTTCCATCGCGCCACCGAACGAGGTGTTGCCGATGTTTTCGAGGTACTGCGTGATTTCGCGTGCGCTGTTCCCGATGGTCGTTGTCACGCCCTGGAACGTGAGGGAGACTTGATCGCCCTCTTTCTTCGCCTTGATGCCAAACTCTTTCAGGCGCTCAAACTCGCCGGTCGAAGCATCGGCCACGGCTTCGATCATCTGGTTCAGGTCTTTGCCCATCGCAGACGCGGTATTGCCGAAGCTGGTGAGCGCGGCGCGTGTCGGGTCCAGCCCGAGCGCCTTCATCTTCACAAAGCCCTGCGTCGCCTGCGCCAGCCCGAACGGGGTTTCCTTGGCGAAGTCCTTGAGCCAGGCCATTTCCCGCTCTGCGGCTGCGCTGCTGCCGGTGACGGTTTTCAGGCTGGAATTGAGAACGTCGAATTCGCGCTGTACGGACACGACTTTGCCGATGAACCCGGCCAGCGCCGCGCCGGAGAACGCAGCAGCAACCATCGGGCCAATTTTGCCGAGGCTGTCGCGCCAAGATTCCGCCGCGCCCTTCGCCGCGTTGGTCGCAGATTTTGCGGCGTCCAATTGGTCTAGCAGAGGGCGCAGCGCAGCAGTGTTCACGCCGCGAGTGTTTGCCAGCGCTTCCCAGTATTCGCGGCTTCCCTTGGCGCCTGCTTTCTGCTCTGCAATCAGCCTCTGAATGCTGTTCTGCATCGTGCGCGTTGCGCGCTCGACGTCCTTTGCAGACTTATCGCCGCCCGCGCCGATAGCGCCCATCCCAGCGCCAGCGTCTTTTCCAGCCTGCTGCGCGGCGTCGCCCAGGCTTTTCAGCGAGCGCTTGGCACGGCCTACGCCAGCTTCAACACCGGACGCATCCGCGCCGATCTTGATCTCGGTATTCAGGTCATCTGCCATGGGGCCTCAGAAACGAAAAAGGCCCGCCGAAGCGAGCCTTGGAAAAAGAAAACCCGCCGAAGCTGGTTGTTTTGTGCTGTCAGTCAGCTACTCTTTGGATAGCCATTCGTAAGCCTTGCCGCCTACGATCAGCAGCAATCCGAGCGCCACAGCGCCGCCTACAAAGCCGGAGCCATCAAGCCCGCAATTCGCGCCGGATGCGATTGCAGCAATGAAACATAGCGCGCCCGCAAGCTGGGCACCGCGTGAGACTTTCAGTGATTTGCGCATGGCGCCCTCCAGAGTTGAAGGCCACATGCTACTCAGCTTTGCAGTTGATCTCAACCAGCGCCGCCTGCTCCATGACTTCCAGATCAGCGAGCAGCGCGTCCCACGACGGAGCATCAAGCCCCAAGCGATCCATGAGCGGATAGACGGCTTCCCATCGGATGCCAGTCACGCCGCCCATGCCTCCCACTACCCAGCGGGTGCCGATGCGCTGGAAAAACTGGAATGCTTGCAGGTTGCATTCCCAGATTTCTACCTGTTCGTGTGCGTAGTCTTCTGGCGCAAACCCCGCCGCCTGCATCTCAGCCTCGGTGGGCTGCTTTGCGTGCAGGGCCTGCGCCAGTTCCCTCAGTTTCCCAGGCGGGCCGCTGCGTTCTCGCGCAGGTAGGTATTCAGGATCGCGCCTGCCGAGCCGATGTAGTTCTTAACCAGCTTTTCCACGTTCTCCTGGGTGTAGGCGTCCGACAGTTCCCAGCCGGTGACGATTTCCAGCACCACTGCGGTGTCGTCGTCGTAGTTGCCCAGGCTGTCCATGAATGTGCGGAACTCATCCAGGCCACGCCACTTGAAGGTGAACTCCAGCTTCTGCGCTTTTTTGCCGGGGACTGGAATGTCCACTTTGGCTTTGAATGTCGGTTCTGGAACGAGGGAAAAATTTGCCATGATGGTCTTTCGCAGGGTTATAAAAATGCCCGTGCACACCCCCGCCTTCCCTGCGAAAGGAAGAACGGGGGCGTGTCGGTGCTGGGGTGGCTTGCGCCGGGTGGGGTTAAGCGCTGTAGCGCGAGTGGCGGTTGTTGCCGTTGAACTGGCCGCGAATGCGGTTGATCTGGCCGTCCTGCAACTGAGGAACGTCGTTCAGCGCCAGCGTGCATGGCAGGTACACGCGAGCGCCAGAGCGCATCAGCATCTTCAGAACCGTGTCCGATTGCGTGTCGGTGAAGTTGCGCAGCGCCGTGTAGCCTGCTGTGGTGTCGTCGTCGTCAAATTCCAGCGTCATGCTGGTGGCGGTAAAGCCGTCGTTCATCGAATACTCGACGTCGCTTTCGATGAACTTGTAAGTCACGGTCTTGGGGTCGCCGCCGCTGGTCTGCGGGTTCATCACCTTCGACAGTTGCTGCCATGCGGTGATTTCACGCACCGAACCGCCGCCCGTGCCGGGGGGGAAGTGCGCCGTGCTTGCGGTGTTGGCTTTCAGCAGCTTGAAGCTGCCAGCGTCAACCACCTCGATCTCAAACACGCGGCGATTCAGGCGGCCCCAGCCGCTGGTGATCTCCACGACATCGCCGGTGCTCAGACCGTGAGCGCCGGCCGTGCAAACGGCTTCGGTTGCGTTGGAAATGGCAGTCACGGTGATTGCGCTGCCGAAGGTGGTGGCGATGCTGAACAGCGTGCCGGTTGGTACTTGTGCCATGGTGAGGGCCTTTCTTTCTGCAAACAAAAAAGGCCCGCCGAAGCGAGCCTGTGGGGATCGCCCTGCATGCGCTGGGCAACAAAAAAGCCCCGCCCGGTTTCACGGTGGGGCTTTGCTCGGTTGGCTTGCGCCTAGTTGGTTATCTGTTCGTCCAAATGCTGAAGTCCTGCATGGACGAATAGAGATTCGTGTCCTGTTCGTAGCCTGAAATCCTTGCGCCGATAGGTGTCGCTTGGCACGCTGGCGCAGCAACAATCGCGGCCTCTACCTGCTTGGCAAGGTTGATCGCAGCCAGCCGCGTCGCGGCCCAGCACACCACCTGCATACGGGCGTTTTCTTTGTCTGGTAACGCGCCTTCCAGATAGCTCGTGGCCTGCCCACCCACCTGCTGATAGACGATGCGCGGCAGGCCAGCACCGGACGGCGCCACATCGGGATAGATGCGGCCCGACACCAGACCGGTGAGCAGCGGAACGATGGCGGCTTCTGCGCTCATTTCGTGGCCTTCTTCAGTTCGACGGCCATGCGTTCCTGCACGGCTTTCAGCGCCTTGGCGATGGCCGCGTCGTAGGCCGGGCGCAGGAATGGCTGGGCCGCCATCTTGGATGTGCCGAACTCCACAAAGCGCCCATAAAAAGCGTGCGTCTTGTTCCAGCTCACGCGGTACATGGCCTTTCCGTCGCCGCTTTCCTTGTCGGCAAAGGCTTGATAGATCGCCTTGCGCAGCGTGCCTGGGTTGTAGGTTTTCTTGCCGCTCTTGTGCGGCTTTGCAGACACCGGAACGCGCTGTTTCACTTCGTCATAGAACACCTGTGCGCCATCCTGCGCTGCAGGGCGCGCGGCCTTTTCTGCGGCCTGTGTGATGTTGTCCAGCTTCGCCGCGAGCTTGGAGAAGTCGAAGTCAACCGTGATCATGAGACCACCTCAGCAATGAGATCAACATATTCCCGCCCGCCCACATCCGGCAGCACGGCAACGATGTTGTACGCCTGCAGGTTGTGAACAATCCGCATTCCAGCCGTGATTCCAGCCCTGTAGCGCACGCGAATGGATGCCTGCACCACAGATACCGGGGCGCCCGCCTTGATGCTTTCCAGGCCCGATTTCATGCGAATGTCGGCCCACACCGTCGCCACATCCGTCCATCCGGGGATGGGCTGGCCTAGCTCGTCCTGCGTCGTGCCGAGGGCCTGCAATGTGCAGCGGCGGTTCAGGCGTCCGGCTTGCATCAGGCGTACACCTTGAACGGCTGCAGCAAATAATCCGCGCCGTTGGGCAGCGCCGCAACCGAAGCGCCCACCACGGCGTCCTCACGATTGGCGTACAGGTGCCCCACGGTCAGCAGCACGGCGGCCTTGA